GGGTGTACGGAGCGGAAGAAGTAGTACCTTAACGTCAACTGCTTTTGGCGGGTGAGAGGGCAGCGGTTGTTTTGGGGGTGTTCGTGAATTGTTTCCTGTTTTGGGACTGAGTGTCATAAGTCAAGGGGGTCTTGATTTATGGGACTGAGGTTCAAAAAACTTTTCATCAAGGGGGTCTTGATAATTCTTGAATCAAAAGTCAAGCAAAAACTTTCAAGTTCAAGTTCAAGGTTAGAGTTACAACTTTTGATGAGCAAGACTTGAGGCTAGGAGGTCTAGTCAAGGGGCTAGGACTAGGAGGGGAACTTATTTGGGGTTAGGTCATAGCAAACTGGGCTTCTAAGGGGGTCTAGGAGGGCTTTCCTAGGTTGCTTGATACATTCCTAGGATTTAGGGGCTAATGCCTTCTATGAGCCTTCTAGGGTCAAAATAGCCCCTAGGGACAACCTCGGAGGGCAAAAACTATGCTCCAATGAGCCAGCCGAACGGATTGCCTAGGTCAAGTGGGGCTTTAGGGGTCACAATCAACCCGCAGACACCCCCTAAGCCTTAGGGCTACTATCCGCATACCCGCATAAGGCAAAACCCCCTAGGCGGGAAGCCTAGAGGGTCTTGGGGAAGCCGTATTAGTAACGGCTGGCACAGACTGGGCCAATGCCTCTAGCCACACTCTCAGGGGTGGATAGTAGGCGGGCACAGATAGCACAAACACCCGTGGACAAGCCCCACTTGGCTAGGTCTTCCACGGTGAGACGCTCGGAAGCCTTGAGGGTGAAGATAGCCCCCTTCTCATAGCCCCACCCACCCGAAGGCAAGAGCAACTTGGCGTAACGCCTGCCCGAATCTTGGGAGGTCTGGACACGGAACATCTCGCCATCAGATGAACGGCGATAGACACCCTCACGCACCAACTCGGTGGACTGGGCTGGCACGCTGGCTAGGCGGGTCTTCAACTCCTCAATAAGAGCCGAAGCCTCCTTGGAGGTCAAGGTGCTAGGCACACCTACAGGAAGACCCGCACGGGTCTGAAGAGCAGAGATGTAGGACACCTGACGCTCGGTCGCTGACTGGAACATTTAGAACCCCTATCTGCCAGCCCCCTTGGCTGGCTTACCAACCCCAACGGCTGGCTTTGCCAGCATAACAGAGAAAGCAAATAAAACACAACAAGCCGTGTATAAATCTGTATCCACTTTTTTCGGGGGCATTCAGATAAAGGAAAACCCCTAGGCGAACCTAGGGGCTTGATTGCTGGGGCGAGGGGGGTTAGCCCCAGCAAACCTCCGTGCCTCTGGCAAGGGCGAGGTCAGCGACCTCCAACATCATGGTGAGGCGAGTCTGGGTGTAGCCCACCTCACGAGGGGCACGAATGCCAATGCCTAGTACGGCGTGCCCGATAGGCTCAGCCTCACGCCCCATGTCCTCAGGGGCGAGGGCTAGGGCGAGCAAGACTCGACCCTTGAAGTCATCGGCTGGCATAGAGCCACACCAGCCCGACTCCTCTAGGTCAATGCCGAGCAGAGGAAAGACCTCAGAGGCGTTGAGGTTAGCCATGTTTACCTCAGGGTCAGCAACCTCAGGGGAAACGAACAGCGTGCCTAGGGCTAGGCAGTAGTCATCGCCACAAGCAGTGACGACCGAGCCAGAGGTAAGGGCAGAGTATGCCTCCTCACGGCTGGCGAAAGCAGACGAACGCCACTCACCACAGCCACACTCGATGACGGAAGAAACAGCAAGACCCTCGACCTCACCTGCGAAAACTGAAACTGACATTTTGGAACCCCTTCTGCCGCCCCCCTTGGGCTGGCTCTGCCAGCTTAGCAGAGATTGCCGTGTTAGCACAACTTGCTCCGTGATTGGCGGGGATGCGTAAAAAAGTGGATACACCCTAGGGGCAAAGAAATTCCCCGCCATTTCTGACGGGGAACTTTCCGTGTCTAGTAGCCAGCCTCGGTGAGAATCTCTAGGATCCTTTTGGCATCCTCTTCGCTTAGAGACTCAACAACCTCGATGTTGATTAGGCTCTCCGCATCCCACTCACTCATCATCTTCCTCATCTTCCTCATCTTCCTCATCTTCCTCATCCTCAATCTCTTCGACCTCAATCGAATCAACAGCGGAATAAGTGATTGGGTTGTCCATAGTGTCTCCCCAACTTGTCCACGCCTTCTGCTCTGCCTCTTCAGCCGAGTCAGCCTCAATCTCGCCCTCGAACTCGATGAGCATCTTCACTTCGAACCTTGGCATTTCTGCCCCCTTCTGTCTTGCTTGTTTGGAATTTCAAGACTCTTAGAGTCTATACCACAATCTCACTTTTCCGCTACTCACGCACAAACCCGTGTCACATACTTTTTATGAAAAAAGTGGATACTCCGTGAAAAGTCGGGATAGCAAAAAACCCCAGCCTTTTGGGCTGGGGCTTCTCGCTTCCGCTTACTTGAACAGCGAGACAATCACCGAGTAGATGGTTGGCTTCTGGCACGCTTCAAAGGCTTCAGGAAACTCTAGGGCTAGTTTCTCCGAGTCAATCCCCTTGCGAGTTCTCCAGTCCAGTCTGGCAAACTCAATCCCATTGTGCTTCAAGGTTGTGAACATTGAAGTCTTAGCCTTCTTGTCTACGCCAAAGACCTTCTCAATCTCAGCCGTAAGGGCTTCCTTACGCTTCTCAAGGCTGACAATCTCCGCACGAACCTCGATTAGTTCCTTGACCTGCTCAAGAGTGATTTTGGTTGCCTTGGTTGTGCCCTCGGCTTCTACTGCTACTGATTCTACTACTGCTACTGCCTTAGTCATTTTGACCCCTTATGTTTTACCCCAGCCACCTTGGCTGGTTGATACCAGCATACTACGATTCACCGACAAATCACAAATCAAGTTGCCGTGTCGCCGACACTAAGAAAAAAGTGGATACGGGCAGCCCGCACCAAACTTTTTATAAACGGCAAAAAGAAACCCCCGCACACTGGCGGGGGCTTCCTTGAGTCTTGTTAGAACTTGTTGTCGAACACTCTCTCGGTGACCATGACATCGTTTCCGCTCTCGTCTCGGTATGCGTAGCCACGAACTACGGAACGAAGTCCAGCACGAGTGTTTGCGTAGAACTCGGCAATTTCGTTGAACTTGTCCTCGCCATGAGTTTCATACACATAAGTGGAAGTTAGACCTGTCTCGTCAGTCACCTCTGCGACAGTTGTCACGATTGCCTTGGTTGCGTCTACTACTAGCATTTTTGTCCCTTATCTTTCTATCAGCCCCTTGCTGATGTAATCAGCGTAGCAAAGATAGAACAAATTCACAACTCATTTGTCGTGTCAGTATTTCTTGCGAAAAAAGTGGATATCTAAAAAAAAAAAAAAAAAAAAAAAAAAAAAAAAAAAAAAAAAAAAAAAAAAAAAAAAAAAAAAAAAAGGCAAGCCCCCCTTTCGGGGGGTTGCCCTGGAGGGGTGGCTAGTCCACCCGCTCCTCAACCTCAATCCTGGCAAGTTCCTGCTCGACCCAGGCAAGTGCCTTGGTGCGACCAGAGGCTCCACGACCAAACTTCTGACCAGCCATGTTCTCCGCTGCTGCTAGAGCCGTGATGTGGCGACTCATTCGCATACCCGACCTCATCTCTAGGTTGAGCATTGACTTGAGGGTGATTAGACGATAAACGTCAATCGCAGTTTCTCCAGCAAATGTGTTCTCGCTAATGCTTGAACCGTCCTTGAAAGTAGCCATTAGGCTTCCCCTTCTATAACCCTCAGCCCCCTTGGCGTCCTGGTTACAGTTACAACTGTAATAGATTTACCAGGGCAACGCAAGTCCTGAAAATTTTTCCGACCTTAGAAAAAAGTGGATACATTTTGGTGGAAGAACCTAGCGAAGTTTTATCTTCACTAGGTCTTTCGCTTTTGCCTTGTCTATCTTTCGGGCAACATAGAGCGAACCAACTATAAGTGGTGTCAAGGCTAGGGCGACAAACAACTCACCAGTCTTGATTATGCTCATCAAGAATACGAATCCTGAACCAACGGCAAGTCCATAGAACACAACTGCTATCCCATCCAGTTTTTGCCTGCGAATTTGTAGCAAGTCATCTCTGACGGCAAGTAGTTCAACAATTCGTTTCTTAGTTGCGGTGTCTAACCTAATTACCTTTTTTCTCATTACTAAACATCCCTAACTGACTGCTGAACCAGTCATCAAAATCACTCTCGCACTCTTGGCAAAGTGGATGAACCTGCCCAACGAACGCCTCAATTTCGGTGTCGCACTTGTAGCAAGTTGTCTGCTCTTTTAGGTTGCTAAGTCCCATTACACTCTCACCTCCCCAGTCGCAGGGTCGGTGAAGAACACGCTCACAATTTCGGTGTGAAGTTTGTATAGATTCATTGGGGCTTTTTCGCTTGAACCGAATAGGTAATTTACGGCAAGTTTGCGAAGTGTCTGATTACGCTCTGCCTCTGCCCAAATCGCTGCCTTGGTCATCTCCGAGTAGTTGTTCTCACCCAGTTTCATAACCATTGAAAAGATTAGGTCTGCCTCTTGGTCGAATGCTGTTTTCATCTTGTGTCCTCCCTTATGTTGTCCATCATTGGATACTCCAATTTTACTCATCAACTGATAACTCCGCAACTTTTCACCAACCATAAAACACGCGGCAGAAAAAAGTGGATACGCTCCAGAAACATCTTGGTAAAAGAAAAACCGCCACCCGAAGGTGACGGCATTTCTTGATTCGATTACTCGCTATCTTCCTCAGCCTTGGTGAAGGTGAACAACGCTCCCATCTCATCATGGCTTGAACGCACGCAGGTTAGGTTGCCATTGTCCAGCGTGTAGCGAAGCGTGAAGTCGCCATTGAGAGTTAGGCAGTCAATAACCTCACTTGCTCGAATGTTTGTCCACCCAGCCACATGATTCCAATTCATGTTGCCACTGTAAACATAGATTATGGTGTCCTCATCCCAGCCATTAGCCTCAAGCCATGGGTTGAGAATTTCATACTTGAAGTTGTCCTTGTCATCTCCGAAGCAATTGAAGCACTCATCAGACGGCGAGGAAGTGTCTGTGTCCTCATCCCAAATTTCGCAAGTACAGTCTGAAGTCAATTCAAACTTTCTTACAGTTTCTACAGTTTCCATGATTCCCCTTGATTCAGTTGATTAGTTAGTTATCTAACTACTAGTGATTCTAGTCGAACCCGCAGACAATTTCATCTTTCATAAAAAGTTGCCGTGGATCGAGAAAAAAGTGGATACCTGGCAAACTTTCGAGCAAAAGAAAAACCCCCACCTTTCGGCAGGGGCTTTCCTCTTTTAGTTAGTCAGTTAGAAAGGTCGTGTTGAGCAGAATGTTGCCCTTGATACTTTTCGCATCAGTCACAACTCCACGCAACCCATTTCTTGTAATCTCTCCAACCACCTCGGCAGGTTTCGCTGTCGGCTTTTTGGATAGATACAAGGCTATTGCTCCCGTGACATGGGGGGCAGCGAATGAAGTGCCTGTTCGTGTTGTCGGCTGTCCATTCACTCCCTCTGTCGTAATCAACCCAGCGGGGGCGAAGATAGAAACACATTCTCCGAAGTTTGAGTTATTTGTTCGGAAGTCGTTTTGGTTTATGCCACCAACTACGAACGCTCTTGGTGAACTCGCAGGACTAATCTGGCACGCATCAAAATTTTGGTTGCCCGCAGATACAACTGGAACTAGCCCAGCGTTGTAAAGTTTGGCAACGGCATCATCTACAACTTTGGATTTATTTGTGGCGATGCTTAGATTCACAACACCCGCAGAATTGCGAGGGTGATTCTTGATAATCCAATCTATGCCCTTGACAATCCAATCTGGCGACACTCCACCTCTACAATCGGCAACACGAACTGGCACGATAGTTGCTTTCTTTGCCACGCCATAAGTCGCACTCGCAACAATCCCAGCAACGGCAGTCCCGTGACCATTACAATCTGTGTTTGCCTGTGACGGCTCTCGGAACTTAGCAATCGCATCGAACCCAGTAGCAACTCTGCCACCGAAGCCAGTCAAGTTTGACTGAACACCTGTGTCCATTACATAGACACGCACACCCGCACCCGCAACATCGGGGAAGTTGTAAGTGTTGTCGTATTGAGCAGTCGCTTGGTCTAGTCTGTCTAGTCCCCAAGGAACGGAAGTCTGAACTCCCGCACTCGCAGAACTAGCAGTCGTGATTACTAACGCAACGGCAAGTGCCGAAGTAATTTTCTTTTTCATTTTTCCTCCCTTAGTCCAACTGGCTGTCACGCCAAGCATCGTAATCGGCATCTTCTTTGGCACTTGCTCTATCCTCATCAAGAGAACCCTCACGATAAGTCGAAGAACAGAACTCACACTCGATTATGTAGTTGCCCCAATCATCAGTCGAAACCTCTCCCGCCTGATTAGTTTTCTCGCAGTTGTCGCACTCGAACTCATCGTATGAAACATCTTCCGAATAGATACCTGACCCACGCATTGAGCCACCATCTCCATAAATGCCTAAAGACATCTTCTTACCTTTCTTGTAACTAACTAGTGTTCATAACACTAATCCACATCTCTCCATAACGCAACTCCCGCATCAAAGAGAGAAGATAAAAAAGTGGATACCGCACAGGGGGAAGTAAAAGCGCTAGCAAGTAAGGGGGGACTTGCTAGCGCCTTGCTAGAGGAAGGGGGATAACTCTAGCCTTTAGAAATTCGGGAGCAACTTTGCTCAACCGCATTTCTAAACTTAGTCTACATCATCACACCAAGCGTCTAGGTGGTGATTGATAATTATTTCTCTCGCAGGGGCTGTAGTCTTACCTCGATAAGTTATGCCCTCTGGCAAGTCAATCTCTTTATCTAAGTCATCTGCCCAATAGCAGTCAATCGCTTCGATACATGGTGTAACCATTGACATTGAGATTGGTGGATAGTGATTCGCCCTAAGGTGCCATTCTAATTGGCGCTCTATTGTCAAATCACTTGACGCCATTTCGTATGCTTGTAGGCTTCCCACTATAACCCTGCCTTTACATTGGCTCGATTCTGGTAATTCTCATCAAAAGTTATTTTCCCAGTGGTGGTTCTAATTCCCTCTCTAGTTTCAAGAAACTTTGAGAAAGTGAACTCAAATCTGCCATAAGTAATCTTTTGAGTAGTAAAGTCAACGACTACCAAATCGTATGACTCTTCGAATGGCACATCTGCCAGCGTGCCAGTGGTGATTCCAAATCCAGTTTCTGAATCCCATGACGTACCAACAATCTGGCTAATGAAAATTCTTGCTCCATAAGTTGAGTCGCTCCAGCGTGGCTCCGCATTCTTTAGAGCCTCTTGAGTGTCCTCGAACTTTGACTCTCCGCCCCAGTGGCTGTACAACCAAATTACGGCGTCGCCCTCTTCAGTCTTGATTGCCCAAGTTGTTCTTGCTCCCATTTTTTATCTCCCTTGTTTGTTGTTCGCTCTGAACGTTTCCAACTGTAGCACTGAATAAATAAAAATTCTGCGAGCGCCGCGTGAGCTTATAAAAAAGTGGATACATTCGTGAAAAGTGTAGAAAGAAAAAAGAAAGCCCCTCCGAAGAGGGGCTTCCAGTTTTTGTTATCTGCTGAATCGCTCGTATTCTTCCCAAGACTCTCGTCTGTCGTGAATTGCTACGGCGAAGTGTGAGACACCCGAAATCATCTCGACTGCCCTCTGAAAGCGACTGTCGCTGGTTGAGGCATAAGTTCCGCCATTCATCTGAACGCCCTCAAACTCGTCGTCTGCTGGCACGATGATTGCTGTGTTTCCATAGCCCTGAATCAACTTGGCTGCTGGAGCGTCTTCAGTTGGGTTGAATGGTCCCTCAACGTTGACCAGTGTGACCTTGCTCTTGCCATAGAAAACATTCATCTGGCTGTCGTAATCTGAGCGATAGATGCTCGCAATGAGTCCCATTGGAACCCCCTGCCCTTTCCCTGTAGCCCTCCGCCCCCTTGGCTTCCTGACTACAGAATGTAGTCTATACCCTATTGTCAAATTTACACAAATCACAGAAAAAAGTGGATACGTCCCGCATACAAAAAAATTGACCCGCATTTCTGCGAGCCAACTTTTTACGAACTACGCCATCACTCCAGACTCACTCCAGACCTGTGCGACTATAGCGAGCCCCTGAATCTTCTCAAACTCAATCGTGCCCAGCCCCAGCGTGTTGCCATCTGAATCTGTGCCACCTGTGAAAACAATCGTGCCCATAATTACGCCCTGACCTCCAATGCTTTGATACATCGCAGTCCCTAGCAGATTTGGCTCAAAAGAATTCCTGAATAGGAACTCCTCATTCACCCACATCGTGATGGTGTCTGTAATGTCGAGGGGTTGAATCAGCCCATCTACGGCGTGCTGTAACTTGCTCAGAAATTCAGTCTCAACATCGAGAACTGACTGTGTGCCATCTGAATTCACAACTAAAGCAGTCTTAGCCATCGTGTCCCTCCTTACTTGACCGAGACCCACGCTACGGCAGTGCGTAGCAGGTTGTCATAGTCGCCACTAGTTGACTCAGCGTAATACTTGTCAATCTCTTCTTTTGAAACGCCCGCATCTTTTAGAGCCCGCATAACTCGACCCATAATCGCAAAAGCGTTTCCATCTTCACCCACTAGTTGAACTTCAACTTCTGGATACTTGGTTTCCATTTGATGCCCCTTACTTGTCTGGTAGCAATTTGCTACTACTTCGATTTTAGTCTGAATCGTGTCTTCTCGCACTTTTTAGTTTTCGTGAAAAGTGTCAGCAGAAAAAAGTGGATACACCTGTCGTGGTGTCGTGAAAAAGGAAACCCCCGCCAGTGGGGGGACTGGCGGGGCGTTGTTGGGGGACAACCCTATTTGGCGTGTCTTGGCATTTTTCGGTGTCTGCCCTGTGGCTTTACCAATCCCAAGCGAACCAAGATTTTACGGAACTTCATTTTTACTCTCCCGAAACTCGTGTGATGAACTTAGAAACTTGTGGTGCGAATGTGAGCATTACCGCAACAATAATTCCAATGGTAAGACCATTAGCAAAAGTGTCAGCGATACCCTGAGTAGGCTCTCCACCTGCGAGAACAAAAGCCAGATACACAAAGCACCAAGCCCCTGCTACTAGTGGAATGGATACCAATCCTGCTACTGCTCTACGAATGTAAAACTTCATTTTGTCCCTCTTTCCACTCGCACTTGTTTTTTGCGAGTAAGACCAATTTAGCAGACCTCAACCAAAAACACAATCACCCGCAGAAATTTTTTCAGACTTGCTAAAAAAGTGGATACGACCTCGGAGAAATGCGAAACCCCTTGGCTTTCCACAGACCAAGGGGCTTCGGGTTTCAGACTTACAGTCTGGAGTCAGCGAACACAGGGGACGGAAATAAACTTTCGGGAGTATCAGGCACGCCAGCCATACGATAGCCAGCCTCAATGATTAGGTCATAGGCGTTCACGCCTAGTCCGTTGGCAATCGCCTCTACGCAGTCGGAGGACGCTTCTTTTTGTCCCCGTTCGACATCGGACAAGTGTCCTAGGGACACATACCCGTTAGCAGATACAGTTCGCAGGGTCAGTCCCTTAGCGAGCCGTTGCTCTCTGATTACCTCGCCTAGTGCGTGCCTGAAATTCATACCCGTCAGTCTACTGGGGCGAGCCGTTGCTCGCAAGTCGGTTTGATTCATCTCTACTCCTCGCCGAGCCGTTCGACAAACTTGGGGTGGTTGCGGTTCACCTCAAAGGTGTTCTTGAGCACTGGTAGGTCGTGCCGTTCGATAATCTCATTCATCAACTCGCCCGCTTCGATTATCGTGACTTCGAAACTGGTCACAAGTTCCCGTGCCTGTTCCTCCGTGCCCGTGTCGCCGTTCTCTTGGGCAAGTTCGGCAAGCCGTGTTGCTAAGAGCCGTGAGGCTTGTAGTGCCTTATACATAAGTGGGTCGCAGTATTCGTCGTCAATGTATCGTTCGACTAACGCACCGACCAAGGTCAGGGTCGCCCCTGCTACATCTTGTATCTCAAAATCTTCCACGCCTGAGGAATCAGAGTGGTCGTGGTGTTCACACATTGTTTTGTCCTCCCTTATTGGTTAGTAGAAATTTACCACACATCGCAGACATTTTCCCAATCTGGTGTTGTGGTGTGTCGTGGCATAAAAAAGTGGATACGAGTTCGTGTAAAAGGTAATCCCCCAATCTGGCTCTCTGTCCAAGATTATTGGGGGAAACTTTTACAACTCTATCTCTAAGTCGTCCTCGTCTAGAGTTCCATTTATTGCTGGAATCCAATACTCTGGGAACTTGTGTGGCTTCTCTAGCCAATAGCCCCCATCTCCATCTATCCCTAGTTCGTCTAGTCGGACTGTGATGTCCCTAGCCAGGGTTAGGGCAGTGAGTGAGTTCATAGCCCCTAGCAGTTGTAGGTAGTTGTCCTCTGTGGCAACTGGATTTATGTTGGTTGTCATTGCTCTCTTTCTCGTGTCTATAGGTAGCAGTCGCCACATTTCGGAGTTCGGATTCCAATCTCGTCTGTGTGGGTTTGATAATACTGATACCTGTCGTGTTGGTCTTGGTCTACCCAAACATCTTCTCCGCACTGGCGACACTCGTATTTGTAGCGTGGCTTGCTTGGGTCTACTCGTCTGGTGCTTGGGGTTCTCATAGCAAGGTCAATTAGTTCCTCGTATGAGAGGTCTGGGTTTTCTGCGTGTAGTCGCATTGTTTCCTCCTTTTCCTAAAGGCTAGCACTAGCCTCTGACATTTTCTTATTCGTGTCTTGTGTCGTGTCTTGTAATAAAAAAGTGGATACTCGTGGGCGTATGAAAAAGGGCAGGGCTTTCGCCCCACCCCTTTCCCCTACTTCTTTGGTGTTGCCTTGCGAATGTGGAACTCGTTCCTCGTGGTCTGGCACGCTTCCCAAGCCTCTGGGAACTTCTCTCGCAAGATGTCCCTGTCAATGTCTGGCTTGACGACCTTGGTGATAATCGCAACCTCAACCCCATTGTGAACTAGAACCTGCTCTTGCTCACCAATCTCCGCAAAGATTTCCTTGCGACCCTCACGAACCAACTTCTCGTAAAGGTTGTTCAGCGAGCGAACCTCAACGAACTCGTTGAGTTTTGCCACGAACTTCTTCGTGACCTTTCGCTCAACCTTTGCGACTTTAGAGCCTGTCGCCTTGGCTGTCGTGGCGTTTGCCATTGTTTCCCCTAACGGAACTACTTCTGTTTCGTTCCTGATTGGATACTCCAATCCTAAGGGTTATTTGTGTAATCCGCAACTTGTGCTACATAAATTTTTTTTCGGGGATAGCAAAAAAAGTGGATACGGGGTCGAACTCTGCTGGAACTTTTCACGAACCACGATTTGTCATCTCACCAATCCACCGGCAACTGCTTTCACGATTCGTCCGGAGAATGGCGAAACCCCTACCAACCCAAGGGGGAAAGCGTTGGTAGGGGCTTCTAGTGTCCTATCCGTTGGGAACTAGTATCCAAGTAAGGGGGGGTCTTGGACTTTCGCTCAACCTCTAGGTAGGCACTCCGTTAGGGCTAGGTGAGTGTTCCCACCTCTCCCAATGCTTTGCTCGCCGACTTGCCGACCTCTCGGGCAATCTCGCCGACTTCCATTTGGTCAAGGTGAACTCCCCACCCTGCCTCTCGGATAAGTTGCCCTGCGGTGTATCCGTAGCAATCTTTCGGTGTAATCCATAGAACTGCTACACCTGCTTGCCGACACTCGGTTAGGGCTTTGACTGCCAGTTCCCTCTGCTTCGGTGTGTATTGTCCGTCTGATACGACAACCAACATTCGCACGCCGTCACCGAAAGTCAATCCCAGTTCGCCGTCTAGGGCTTGCCACGCTTCGTGAAACTTCTCCGTTCCGTCTGGGGCTGTGTAAATCGTGACCTCTGGTAGTCGCTGTCCGACACGCAAGGTCGGGAACACACCCGAGCCATAGTAAACCATTGCGGTCTTTGCCTGAATCCTGCGACCTGCCTCGGAGAGAATCCACGCTGTCTGACCCATAGCGACCATAGCCGAACCCATAGAACCTGAAATGTCCACCATAACTCCGAGCCTTAGTGTCGGGTCGTCTGTGTGCTTTCGGGTCTTGTGCTTCCACTCTGGCAACTCTCCACGCTTGCCCATAGATTCCATAGCACGATTCTGAATTGCGTTTCGCATAATCAGTTTGCCCTGTGGCAACTCTGTCTTTCGTGTGTGGACTGACCTCTCACGATACTTTGCCTTTTCCAAAGACTTCGCAATCGAAACCGCACTCGCTCTTTCCGCACCAGTTGGAACTCGGCGTTCGCTCACTCGGGAACTAGAACCAGAACCAGTTTCGTTGTTGTGCTTGTCAAAAATCTTCTTGGCTTCTGACTGCTTCTGATTCTTCTTCTGTGCTTCTGATTGGCGAGCCTTGGCTTCTTCCTGCCACTTCTCTTTGGTCTGTTGCTCTGACAATTCGTCATTGGCAGACAACTCGGCGTTGAGTGCTGATTCGCTCATCTTGTTTAACAACTTCTGGACTGCCGAACTTGGGGCTTCGCCCTCTCCCTCACCCTCACCTGATTCGCCCTCTGATTCCTCAAAAGCCGAACCTGTCTGTGGCTCTCCCTCTGGGTCTGCCTCACGCAAGAGTTCTACCCACTTCTTTGCCAGTTCGATAGCCCTGTCAATCTGTGGAACTGTTAGTGTCTGAAACTCTGACCAGACCGAGCGTAGGTCTTGATACAACTTTTCACCAAGGGCTTCGACAACGACCTTGTAAATCTCGACTACATCTTCACGCTCTAAAACCCGAGCGTCATAGCGAGCGAGAGATAGACCTGCCAGTTGTGCGACCTGCCAAATCTCTCCACCCAAGTTGGCAAGTGATTCGCTGTTCACATCTTCCAAAGCCATTTCCAAAGCGGAAGCACGCAAGAACAATTTGTTCTCTGGCTTCTCAATCACACCTCGGGCTTCGATTCGTGATTCCTCTAGCAACATAAAGGCTTGACCCTCTGTGTTGTCTAGTCGCTCTTTGATAATCTCAAAATCCCAATTCGTGTGGCGAGCGTGTAGGGCTTCGTGATACACGATTCCAGTTGTCATTGGGAACTCGTATTGAGTTTCACGCTCATAGAAGTTTCCGATAGTCGCTGGATTGGTCGCTGTGCCGAAAGCGTTTGGCAAGTTGATTTCGATTTCCGCAATCTCGGCGTAATAAGCGGCAACTGCCTGACCCTCGGCAGAATCTTCTCCACCATAAACTGCTAGGTCGCTTCTCCAAGACCAGTCATTGACTAGGCGACCAATCTGTGAACATACACGCAACCACTCTGGGTTGGTAGTGCTAGTTCGGGTTGTAAGTCTGGACTTCCCTTTTACTTTGTAGTGTGCCATTTGCTTTCCCTTTCATCTGGCATTTTTTGTTGTGTCTAAATTGTAAGGGGTTTAGTGGGGAAACGCAAGTTATGAGAACAAAAAGTTTGTTGCGTTTCCCCACCCCTTTTAGTGGGGACACGAATACCCACTAAATCTTCGCTGGAAGTAGTGCCTCTCCAAATACTCGGGTGAACACATCTGCCACGATTGGTCTGTCAATCTCGGGTGCGGAAGCGAGCAAGTTTTGGACTGCCCACTTAGTTCCGAACAACTTGGACAAATCACGAAACGCTAGAAGTTCACGCATTTGTGGCGACCAAGAAGTTTCACCATTTTCCAGTTTCTTTGACAAGTTCTGGGAAGCAACAACCGCACTCTGGGGAACTCCCAGTTTGCGAGCCAAAGCCCAGTCAGTAGTCATTTCGACTTGGATAGTGAATCGGGAGAGAAGTGCCTCGCTCAATCGAACACCTGCCACATTTGGGTTCGTAGCCGAAACCACGAAAAATCCCTCTTTGGCTTTGATAGTGCCTCGCTCTGGATTCTGCGAGATAGTGATTTCCTGTCGTCCGTCCATAAGACCATAGACAACCGAAAGCACCTTTGGGTCAATCAGACCAATCTCGTCAATCAAAAGCACTTTGCCCTCAATCGCTGACTTGACCAAAACTCCGTCCACCCACTCGTAGTTGCCACTCGGGGTCTGGACATAAGAACCAACCAAGTCCGAAACCTCTGTGTCGCCCGAACCTAGCAAGGTGTAAAGTTCGTCTGGGAAAGCACCCTCAACCAAGGCTGTCTTTCCAGTTCCAGGAACTCCATAAAGCATTACATACTGACCTGCTTCTCGGGCTTTGCGAAGAACCTCAATGTCTGTGTGTTCTCCCCACTTGCGAGCGTAGTAGTCGTCACCATTTGGGCGTGGGTAGGCTTCGTCACCTGATAGTGCCTCTGCGTTTTCCATTTCGATTACTACCTCTCCCAAGTCAGTTGGCTTCTCGGGTTCTGATTCTACCTTAGTTGCCTTAGCCTTTGACCCTGCCTTGGCACGAATAGAAGCACGCCCCTCTGCTGGAAGTAGAGAAGCAAGTTCTGTTCTTGATACTCCAACACTTGCTAGTGTTTCGTTGTTAGCAATTTCGTCTAGCAACTTCTCGTAGTCGGAGATTCCCCCGAGAGTTGGACTTCCGAAGTCCATTACAGATTTTCTTAGATACATAGCCTTTGCCTTTCGTGTCGTATCTGTTTTTGATTATGCCAGTTTGTTTGGAAAACTGCTAATGGATTCACGAACCTTGTTGATTCTGCGAATGACCGCCTGTGGGGTCTTGGAGTTTCTGTGTAGGTCGTAGTAGTCCTCGTCAGTCACTTCGACTGCGAATGGCTTGTCGTCACGAATGACCCAACCCTGTTCGGCAACCATAGTTCTATCTTCGCCCTCACCTACATACTTAGTTCCAATCATCTCGCCACGCAAGTAAAGTTCGATAGCAAGTTTCTTGGATTCTGCTTTTCCTGCGATTGGCAACTCGTCCCACTCTGCGTTTGAGTAAGTCTGAACCGAGAAGTAGTCATTGTAGAACGCTGGCTTTTCCTCTGGTAGTGGAGTGTCCAATGGCTTTGGGTGTCGCAAGTAAGTGGTGTCCCATTGTGAGCGTGGGGTGTGAGAGGAAACAATCCTGCTCATAGCAACTGCTTCGTGGGTCTTTCCCAAGTCGTCCTGATACTCGGGGAAAATGAGAATCTGCTTTGTGCCATTGTGTTGCCACCCATTGACAACTCTGGAAGTGTCCTCGTCTAGTGCTGGGTTTGATACCAACTCTAGGTAAAGTGCCTTGCCAACAATCTTTGGCGTGGCTGGTGAAACTATGGAAGTCATAGTGACTGCCCCTTTCGATTTCGTGTCGTAGCGTTTGCTACCCCTAAAGTAAAGCAGGTTTTTGGAGTTGTGTCAAATCATTCGTGAAAAGTTTTTGTCGCAAATTTGGGGGACAAATAAAAAAGTGGATACGCCCCCATAAAAAGTTGGTGAGCCAGTTTAGACACTTGGCTCAGGTGTTTTTGCTAGGGGGTTAGCAAATCTCAAATCCTCCGCAATGTTCCAAGAACTCTGCGAACTCGGCAATGTCGCCTTCGTCAAGATAGTAGGAAGTTGCCCAATCCTCTTTTTTGCCAAGACCTCCGCAACCATTACAAGTTCCGTGAGTGCGACCAAAAGCAATCGCCTTTTCTGGCTCTAACTCTTTGGTTGGCATACCATTGGCAACGCCAATCTCATCTGAACGAATACCAGTTGCTTGGCAGAGTTCACAGTCAAGAAGTGGCAGGTTTGCCAGATACTCGTTTCTATCCTGAACATACTGCTTGGCTTTGCCACTAATGACATCTTCATTTAGAAGTTTTGCCAGTTGTAGGCTCTTTGCCTTGTTTAGCCCATCTCCATCATTGGACTGAGCATACTTGACCAACTCGGCAATCTCTGGGTGGTTGTCCTCTACATACTGCCATAGTGGACGCCAGCCCCAAACATTGCGTCTGAAATACTGCCCCTTGTCGCTTACAGGCGACTTGCCATACACATCCATACCCATTTGGGTTTCCTCCTTGTTTTTGGATAAGTCAAAGATAGCACACTTTGAGACAAAATCCGCAAACTCGCAGAAATGATTTGGAGAGATAAAAAAGTGGATACGACTAAAAAAGTGGATACCTAGAAATACTCAAGTTCGTCTGGGTCTTCGAAATGACTTTTCACGACTGGAGGAAAGAACGAGTCAACATAGTCAGTAATCGCAGATGCACAGTTTTCACACAGTGTCCAGTCTTGGTCGTTCTCGTCAATGATTAGTACAAATGAGCAGAACTCTGTCTGACCTGAGTAACACACAGGCGACTTACACTGAACGCATGCCGTTCTTGCTAACTGCTCTGGCAGCACGATACCACCTGATAGAGCAAGGTCAATGTCTGTCTCCGTTTCGAAGACGTGTACTTCCAGTGAGCGCATGCCTTCTAGGATACAGCGCACGCCGTCCGTTGATTAGGACGGCGCTCGCCGTAAGTTCTACCAACTTGAGTTGTAGTAGAAGTCCACTCCTCGCATGCCACCGTCTGGAAGTTTGGTCAGTATCTCGGCAAGCCGCTTTGCTGTCCAGTCAAGTTGTTCGAAGTAGTATTCGTCATAGTCGGTTCCACCAAAGAAGAAACCGCTCGCCGTTGGCAAAAGTTCAGCGGCTACTTCAGGCTCGCCACTCTGAACGACCCGTCTGCAAAGTTCTTCGAGTTCCTGCAACTTTTCACGAGGAACAAAATAAGTCTTACAGTCATCCGAGCCGTCTTGCACATTCTTCACAAACCAGTCGTGAATAGCGTTGGCCTTTCTCCAGTAAGCAACGTTGACGTTTACGGTGGCAAACCTCTCGTCGCTGACGTCAATCATGCCGACCGCATCAACTATCTGACGAAACATCTCGTTCTCTTCTTCGCCTGAGTGGGTGTAACCACTGACGAAGCGGCGAGCCTCAAGATACATATCAAGCCCCATGGTAACTCTCCTCAAACTTAACTAGTTCAGACAGCAAGTCATCTGCTTGCTCTTCAGTTATGTATTCGAATTCCTGTGCGTTGTCTACCGCGCACTGGAGTCCATCATTGAAACCTAATTGGTAGGCCTTCTTGATTTCTGGATTTGAATAGAACTCTTTCCCGATGTCCATTCTCGTCCCCTTTCTTTGTTTGGTTACTCAGACTATAGCAGATGCTGCCATTCTGTGCAACCTATCTCTTAGGCGTGTCGAACCAGTGATGAGGTTGATTTGGTTGAGAGGGCAGCCAGTGAAATCATCTTTCGTTAAAAGTCTGTTCAGCCGCAGCTCCAGGCAGCCGATACACAACATGCCTTTGTCCTTAGGGTTCGCTTCTTTCCATACCTGGTCCGTAACCATGTAGTACTCATACGCACAGTTGGTGCAGCACTTGCAATCCATGCAGCGGAAGATGCGAGCGTCCAGCGGACTGCAGTCGCAGCTACTCACCGTCAACCTTCTCCCACATGCGGATGTCAGTGAAGGTCATCCGTATCTTGTCGGCGGTTTCCTCGTCAGGCGCTTCGATAGTGAGCACGCCGTTGAATAGTTCTGGGTCGAAGCTCAAGGACATGCCGTTATCTTCGTAGGTGTCGAGAGCAGCGGTGCGCAGTGCGCGGTATGTGTATTTCTTCATATCCGTAGCTTAGCACGCCGTTAATGATTACGCAAGTACTGCTGCACGCCGCTGCCGTTCGAGTAGACTTGATTCATGAAAAGTTTGCCGGTCCGCGTCATCCCGAACTTTTTAACACCCGTTGAATGCGCGGCCTGGATTAGTTACATCAACGAGCTCGAGCGCAGCAGGCCGGAAGATTTCACGAAGTATGAAAGTTCCGATGGGTACCGGTTAGCTCTTCAGTTCGGTGAACAAGTAGCGGACCGCCGCACGTTAGATGAGCTTCCAGAGAAAGAGCTGGAGATCCGCCGCATCTTTTCACGAATCGTTGAAGAAACCGGATCCGCCTTCAGTGACATCAACGAAATCTTCGTATCCACTTTTTGGTTGGCCAAGCAATATCCCGGGTCCGTTATTCACTTCCATGAAGACACTGACGGTGGAGCTGACTCACACATTGTCTACAGCTCCCTGGTCTACCTCAACAGTCAGGAAGAAGGTGGCGAGCTGCGGTTCCCTCGGTTTGGCTATACGTACAAACCCCGGGCCGGTGACCTCGTCGTGTTTGATACGCAGCAGGCCGGCATGCATGGTGTAACAAGAATTAATGAAGAGCGTTACTCGCTGCCCGTTTGGATGACGCGGGCGCCCTCCTTTAAACTCTGATTAAAAGTTTAGATCGGATCCGAGCCGCTGCGGCCGCCGTCGCTCTTCGTAAAAAGTTTGCGCAGCAGCTCCTTTGCTGACGTCGGTGTCTCGTCTTTGCCAGCGCCGTACTTGTGAAGAAGCTTAAGAAGCACGCCGGCAATGAACAAGTCGTCTTGCCAGGCTAGCCATGGCAGCAGCACGTCCCATGGATCGATGGGCATCAACAAGTAAACCAGGCAAATAGACGCAACAACTTTTACCCAAAGCGGCGCTCGCCGAAACTGTTGCTGCAGTGGACTGAACGCTTCTTTAAATCTTTGTTTAAAAGTTGCGGCCGGCAGCTCTTTCTTACTCAACTACAAAGATTCCTGACTCCTTGGCCAGGCGCTGAAGAGTTCCAGCATCTGGAAGTCCCGTTACATCAGATCCGGTTCTTCCGATGTTTCGTTGAAACCTTGAGCAGGCTGCTGCAGTAGCTCCGTCCCACTTCCCTGGTTCACATCCTCGGAGGTCCGTCACTACTGCGAGCGCGAGCTGAATGAGCTCGATCTTTTTATTACGGTCCCCGTACCTAACCTCGCCGTTTAAACGCAGCACCTTAGGTGTGCGGGCCGCGTCTTCAATTTCTCGGAGCTCTTCGGTTGTCATCCGTGTCCGTGCAGCGTCGAGCAGCTGAGCTAACCGTTCGTAAAAAGTTTTCCCGGATCCCGTCTTCTTACCAAACGCGGGCCGACAAAAGATTACAACGTCGGTTACATGCCGGATCTTCTGATGCACGCCATCCTTTGTTAAATGTTTGGTTGATCCGTCAGTGTTTCCCTCAACAGTGATGAACCGTCCCGTTGATGCGAACTCTTGAACGTCGGTAACTATACCGCAGTGCGGCATTGAGAAAGCGCTCGCCGCGTGTCCCGTCATTGATGAAAAGTTAAAGATCGCGATATCACCAGGCTGCGGTGCCCGTGAGATATTACCAGTGCGAATGCATTCGGCCAGGCCGGCGGCGGAATAAACGAATGATGGAAAGTTTAGATCGGACTCTCGAGCTACAACGTCAATGAACGCGCCGCTCCAGGGACCTGCATCATATCCAACCTTCTGTCCAAAGATTGTGCGGCCGAGCAGCTCAGCAGTGTAGCCCAAATACTTTTGCGCATTGCTGATGAAAAGCTCGACGTGCGGACCAGGGCCTGGCGTCTTTTTAAACTTCATGAGCCCAGCTTACTGTACGTGGTGCCTTGGGTCAAAGGGAGACTTGAATTCGGGGAGATCTTCCCGCAGCTCAGACTTTTCACGAACAATCTCTTGCCGCAGCTGCATGTACTTCTCGAGCTCCGTCGGTCCTAAGGATTGGATCCTGGTGTAAACAAGTCCGATCTCGAACATCTCGAGCTCCGTTAAAAGATTAAAAGCTTCCTGAGCTAACGCAGTAAGGCGAATGTGTTCAACGCGATCCTTGGCGTTTTCGATATCCGTCTTTAAATTCTGGTAGTGCTCCCGGGCCGCTTCAATGATCCGTTGAAAGTCGGCGCTCGCTGACTGCGTCATGTTATATCTCTCCGTTAGTCGGCGCGGGCCGCTTCTACTTTTTCTTCTCCGTTAGAAGTTTCAGATCCGTCGGTTACAACCTCTGCATCAATGATCTCTTTGTCCGGTTGTACAACCAGGCCGGCTTCTGCTAGACGCGCCGCGGTTGAGATTGCTCCCTGGGCGAGACGGTCTAGACGCTCGGCGATCACATCAGCTGCAGGCCGTACGTCAACGTTGATGTTGCTGTCGATCTCAATACCTCCGCGCACGCCGGCTCGGTCAAGGATCTCGGTTGCTGCTTTAAGTTTAACCGGTTCAGACTCAGCGTACTCCATCAATTCTTCAAGTTTGTCAACAGCGTATGGTGCGGCTTGGATCAACTTGTTGCGGGCCCGTTCGATGTCGTCGGAAGTTTTATGTTTGACGGAACGTAAATGGATCCGGCACAAGCCGTCATCCTTTGGACGCCCTGAGCTCCAGAGCATGCAACGAATACCGTCATCTTTGATCTGGCGGCAGCGATGCGGTTGAGCTAGCGGTTGGCGCTTCGCGCTCGCGGGACCACCGTTCTCTTGCTCTTTTAAATATAACCTGGTAGAATGCACAACCCAAGGCGGTACTAGATAATCGGAGGCTTCCTCCGCTAGTAGATCCAGGCCGGTTAGATAGTCTGAGTTGTTGTCGGACTGGTTGACAAGTAGTGGACGCTTCTCGGCTAGAGATAGCAGACGCCGTTCAACCGTGGTTTCTTTGGATCGGGCCCGGATCAATCCGGTAGGGACGCCGTTAGTTGAGAAGACTGGATCCCAGTTAAGCTTGGCGCGGCGAAGTATGCCGCGGTTCTCGTATGTATCTTCGCAGACGCCTTTGTCTACTTCTTCGATGCCAAGGGACGAAAGGTCGGCCCTAAGGTCGATCGGTTCGTCGATCTGATATTCAGGGACTAAATCCTGAGACATGATGAACGCTCCAACTAATTGAATGAGGGGCGGACGACCGGAGTTACTGGGGAGAGGACTTAAACTCCGGCCGTCCTGGTAAATAATTGTACGTTAATTAAAAGTTGTTGATTATTTCTGGACGAATTTTTGCGCGTGGAGAGGGTGAACGCCCCTGTTTCGGCCCTCATAAACAACTTTTGGAGTCCCATCCTGGGACCTACTCAGATATGAATCGTCCATAAGCATCTCTTTTGATACCATAAGTGGACATGAAGTAACTAATCTCGACTCGTTTCCCCTGCATATGGTCGAAGACTTCCCATGCTTCAGACCTGCTGACGAACCCTGGCTTCTTCATTTCGAGTCGCCCGTCTTTGACCCAGTTGTAGATTGTCTTGTAGCTGATGCCCATCTCCTCGGAGAGTGGAACTATCTTTGCCAAGTCGTCAGTCATTAAATCTCTCCAGGTAAAAGTAAACCGCCCGATCACTTTAACATGATGGGCGGCTACTTTGGGGCTGAAACACTAAACTCTCTCCCGCTAGTGGAAGGGGGGGACCACCTAGCAGATTTAGCGCTTCTTCATATTCAGTTATTCATCGGAAGTCTAAGGTCTTCCGACTCCGGTTTCAGCTTGACCGCCTGTGCCGAAGTTTGTGGGTACAAGTACCTAGGTACATAGTACTACATTTTTCCTGCTTGTGCAGAAGAACTTACTTCTTTTTTGGGTTCTTCTTTGCAGGGGTTGCTGGCTTTGCAGTTGGCTTGGCAGTTGCCTTAGGCTTTGCCTTTAGCTCTGCCTGCTTCTTGGCAGTTGCCTTTGGAGCTGGCTTCGCACCAGTCTGTGGCTTAGCTGCTGCCTTAACTTCCTCAAGCTTCTTGGCTGCTCGCTCTGCTGCTGCTGCCTCTGCACGAAGACGCTCTGCTTGCTTAACACGAGCTTCAGCTGCTGCCTTGAGACGCTGCTCCTGCTGTAGACGCAGTAGGCGATTCTCCTCGTTAAGCTTGTCTTGGGTCTTCTTAGGAAGACGACCCGTTGTGTTCAGGACGATCTTGTCCCAAAGCGATAGATCCATTTCTTTCTCCTAGGTTGTGAACTGTTGCCAGTTCTGATTGGTTTTCGTCATTGTACTTGTTGGTGATTCGCCAAACATACTCTGTCAGCATATCTCCAACTTGGTAATCAATCACGTCGTAGTCTACAAGAACTGAGATATGTTCCTCAAGTTCCCGAGCAACTCTTTCTAATTTATCCAAACCTGCAGTCCTCACATAACAAGGCACTGAATGGTGCCGAATGGTCAACAATCACTCCCGCCTCAGATACATGGGTTGGGAACAGTTGGACTTCTTCGTTCTTACACCTCTCGCAAGTGCTTGGAACCAGCCACTCCATCTTGTCAGCAAGTTCAGGCTTTGCCTTGAACGATGCCACGATTCCCAAGGTGAGTGCGTGGAGTTGTCCATTACCCTCGGACTTTCGCATGAAGTACCTAGTGTCAGCCACCTTAATCACTGGCTTCCACTGCTCACACTTGCAAAGCTGTCGACCTGGGCTACAAGTTACCTCACCAGTGCTGGCTACGTCATGGTGTCTCATTGAATGTCCGCAAGCACAGATCCTGCCATCTCTGGCTCTCTCCTTCTCCTGCTTCACCTTGTCCATGGCTTCCTCGACATCCTCGATGCCAAAGCCAAAGACACTCATCACATTCTTTTCCATATTCTCCATACTATCCCAGATACTCCAAATCCGCAATCAGCTTCTTGTTCGGAACCGTTCCAACCCACTCGCTTCCGTTGAACTGGTACAAGTTCCCTCCAGTATCCTGATACCAACCAATCTTGTGGCTCTCCACATTCTCAGCCAGCAACTTCTTCCGAAGCTCTTCCAAAGACTCAGCCTCAGTAGGCAAAGCCAAAGTCTCTGGGTGCTCACCTACAACCTCAAGGTGCTTAGCTGTAGTTGGAGTCAGCTCAACCCACTTCTTATCACTGCCTCTAGTGTTGGCCTTCAACCACTGAAGTCTTCCGCCAATTCTTCGAACATAGATCGTGTCGCCATCATTCAGCAAAGAATCTGGAAAAGCCTTCATGACATTCTCTTCAGTGAACCTTTCGATTCTCATGTCAATCTCTTCCAGATTGTTCCAGGTCCCATCTTCATTCTTGTAGAAGACAGTGCCTCGATCGTCAACCCTAAGGCTCTTACTAATTTCTGTGAATCCTGCTTCTGTCGGGTTCATCCTAGATACTCCAATCGTTTCGTAATTTCCTCTGGGATAACATCCCAAACTTGTCCATCAAAGTGGTAAAGCCTTCCGGCATCGTCTTGATACCAACCGACACCAGCATCTTGCTTCCGCATAGCTTCCATCCGTTTCTCTACTCGCTCTTCCAGCTTTCCTAGTTTCGGCATTTCATCCTCCTGCTCCAAATCCTAAAAAACCAAATGTCAAATGTCAAATCCTGAAAAAAGTCTATCACACTTAAATCTACTTAATTATACTTAAAACCGACTTAATGAACTTAACAGACTATTTACAGGGTAAGGTGCACACGCACACGCATACGCGTAGTAGGGAATATAGTTCATTAAGTCTATTTAGTATGTTTTAAGTAGCCTATTATCAGAAATTTCCCTTGCTTTTTGCAAGTATACCCTAGTACAGTGTCTCAAACTTATTATCAGAAAAATCACTACTTTTCCTTCATCTCTTGATAATAGCTCCAGCCACCAAGATTTGACATTTCAAACCCAAACATAGTAAGATCCAACCCTACCATGATATATTTCTACCGTCAAATCTTACTTATATCTACTTAAAAAACTAACCAACTAAACAACTTAATTAACTAATCTCTACTCAAGAAAAAATTCTCAGTATATAAATTAATTTTCTAAGAGAAATAAGTTCATTAAGTTCATTAAGTTATTTCAGTTCTTCCGCCCTTACAACCAACTCCCCTACAGTAACGGCGTCTAAAATATACACATGGCTGCACAACCTCTACCACCAAGAGACCCAATCACAACGCCACTCAGCGTTGCCCTTCGGCGTCTAGAATTATGCGCCTACGCAGTCCAGGAGATCCACACAGAGGTCGAACAGCCCACAGACCCAGAGCACAAAGCAGACCTTCTCCTAGCCACAGAAAACCTCACATACGAGGTTCTAGACCTTCTCAAGACCGTTAAACATTACGCCTGGGGCCCAGAGCCAGAAGACGAGCAGGACTTTTAGTAGACTAGGGCTATGTATAAGCAGCCCGACTATAAACTAGGCACCTACACCACCTTCCACAGCGAAACCTACGTTGTAGAGAAGGGTACAGGCGGACATTCTTATAACGTTATAGAGCCCATTCAGTCTCAGGATATGGACTCTACAGTAGAGGCGTTTACCGATTCCAGTATTAAGTTCCTCTTTCACAATTCCTATGTCTATGGCCACACTATTACTGGCTGGATGTATCACCTTCTCAAAGAGTATGAAGCCAATAAGAACTCAGGCACAGAATTCACAGTTCTTTTACACCACCACCCAGATGAACCAGCTATGGTCTTGAACCATATGTCTGGCTTTACCGAATACCTATACCAGCGCCTGGTTGCCAAAGGCATAAAGGTTCAGTATGTAACCAGCCCCAAGTTCTATGTCAACAACTTCATTGCCATGTCTCCAGAGGGTGTCAACATTAGGCACACTTGGCTTAAGAACGTTGCTGACTTCTTCTCCGAAGACCTAGACTACTCGACCCCTCCGACAAAGAAGATATATCTAAGCCGTGGTAAGACCACAACTTTTAACGGAAATCAGGGCTACGACCTAGATGCTGACACCATTGCTGATGACACATCAAAGATTCACGAAATACGCAACACCCATACCTACAAGTTCAGCTCCCGTATTGACGATGAAAAGAAGCTCGAGGACTACTTGGTGACGTTAGGGTTTGAAATCATTTACCCCGAAGACTACTCGTCATATAAGGACCAACTTCAAATCTTGGCATCATCAAAGACCGTTGCATCTATTACCAGTTCTGCCTTATCCGCTTGTTATGTTATGGCCCCACACACTACGCTCTTTGAAATAGCGTCTCCTATACCTCCTGTTATCAATCCAGACTCTACTGCCGACCTAGAGTACCTAGACTTCCCAGATCACTATAAAGCTATTGCATCTATTAACGGAAGTTTTTATGCTGCCATCCCGGCTAGATCCAAGAAGACAGATGACGTTATAGCAGCCATCGAAAGTAACTCCGCACTGAAAGCACTACTCACAGCATGACTCGTATAGTTGAGAAGATTCACGGCCAGGATGGCTTTAGGTTTATTGAAAAGTCTGACCTAGGCGAATTCGAACAAAGCACTATTAAATCTTTTAATGACCCTCGACACAAGATCCTGTTTGACAACGAAGTTGCCTATGGTCATTTAGTGACTGATTGGCTCTACCATCTGCTGACTCAACTAGAAAAGTTTCCCGACCCAAATCAAGTTGTCATTCTATTTAATAAGCCACCATTCAACCCGGGTCAGGAGATGTACCATCTCTCCAGTATCACCAACTATCTAGTTGACAAGCTAGGGACTCGCGGATACAAAGTTGAATATCTAGACGGTCATCACTTTGACATCTCTAATCTTGTAGAGCCAATCAATCCGCCACCAGCTCTTTACAGCCAGATACCGCCACGGGTTGTATCACCATTCCTAAAAGAAGGCACAACTACAGCCAACTACGGCAAGAAGATATATCTGAGCAGAAGCAAGACCACCACCCCTAACGGAAACAAGTATGTTGACCTTAGGGATGAAATTGAAAAGACCGAGCTTCCACTGAAAGAAAACATGCAAAAGGTTCGAGAAGAAAATAAGTACCGCTTCTCAGATCGACTAGATGATGAGCTTGCTTTAGAGTCCTACTTGAAAACCCTCGGCTTTGAAATTCTTATCCCTGAAGACTTTGAGAATTATCAAGACCAGCTAGACAAAATCTCTGAAGCCAAGATTTTAATGTCCGTTACAAGTGCTTCGCTCCATGCAGGTATGGTTCTACAGCCAGGCTCAACGATTGTTGAACTTTGTACGATTATGGATATCCCGAACGGGAGCGACGTAGAGTTTATGATTCGTCATGGATTCTTTCACGAGCACTATAGGTCTATGGCAATGATTCAGAAGTATCCATACATAGCAATCCCAAACATTTCACGAAAAACTCAGGACATCATTGACTATATAGAAAGTAATCCAGCAATTAAAAAGTTGCTGTCTGATTAGTCTTTCTTAAAAGCGCGTTGCCTTCTGGTTTTTAAAAGTTCAATCCGTTGCTCATGCGTCAACTTATCTAGGTCACCTATTAGGCGCTTGATTGTATAGAAATAGAGCAGCCCAAGCACAGTCCACCATGCGATGAACAAAACTAGACCAAGGACTAAAAACTCCATGGCCATAGTTTATCAGCAGCTTTTAGCTACTTATTTTTACGCCAGGTGATTAGGTCGTCTAGCGAACCAGCAGGAATCTCGCGCTTATTCTTGGCTTGCTTTACCGCGTTCTTGATCCCAAAGATCAGAATCAAGATGATACTTCCTACAAATACAGAGGCAACGCCAATCCAAAAGGAGAACCAGCTCCATACAAATGTAATTTCCATAACCCCTACTCTAACAGACTAATTAGATAAATGCAACTTCTTTACAGTTTGTCCAGATCCAGTGAATTAAATAACTTGTCTAACTTTGCTATGGCCGTATCAGCCTGCTTGTCAGACACATCTAAAGAGATGTATTGATGACCTCTAGCATAGGAATAGTCTGCGTAATAGGGAACCGCCTCTTGCTCCGTATACCCCATAAAATCTAATAGCTCCATCTTCAACTCTATAACCGTTTTACCAGACTCCATAAAAAGACAGTTAATTAGTCCAGTTCCAGTTGGTCCGACTATCAATGAAGCACTCGATAGAAGCGAGATTTGATCAAAGTGGTTGTAAAAGTCACTATTCCTGAAAATATAAAACCCAAGGTTTTCTAGGTATTTTTCTAGTTTAGCTTCATTGAAAACTCTAATGTCGTTCTTATACCCAAGTTCAGGTTTATCTGGATCGATAAAAGCACTCTCGGAAAGAGTGTTTCCGCCTCTGCTAATGTAGATCTTTTTTATAGATTCTTTTGATTCAACTCTGTCTAATGTTTTTATGTACTTGTCTACTAAATAAACGATGTCACCAAGCGGACGCTCAAACAGTGTCGAGTAGTCTCTAATCAAAGTTACGTTATAGAACTTGTAGACAGGGTACAGCTGACAAAAAGTAGACCCTACACTTTCCGGAGTTGCAAGAGGAGTTCCATGATTGAATCCAGGATGGTTGTTGAATCTGTGATCCGACATAAAGAAATAGTTCTTAATGCCATGAAAGTTTAAAAGATACCAAAGGAACTCAAGATTTTTTGTAGTCTCCTGGGACTCATCCCCCCAGTCTGCTCCTTTTTTATTGTCTGTAAATACGTAAAACTCTGCTTCCGGATCATTGTCTACGATCAATAAAATTGTAATTAACGTGTTTATTAAGTAGTGATAGTAAAGATCTCGGACTCCAATCACATACTTGTGACCCTTACTTTCAGAAAATACCGGATGGTCTATTAAAAATGTAGAAATCTTATGACCAGCTTTTTCGTGCATTTTTTGTAGATGATCGCTTACTTCTTCATAGGTATTACGGGCAATGTAATGAAACGACCCGTCATTAAATTCTTCTTCAAAATTTAATTGACTGTTGCAGTAAGCAACATAGATGTCCTCACCAAAGTACTGACCAAAGTTGCTTCTATCAAAAGCTATTTTTCTCACCTTGCTTGAAGAGTACATACCGCAACTTTCTCTACAGACCTTCTATATTTAATAGACCAAACAACTCATCAAGCTCTTTAATAGCAGTGTCAGCTTGCTTATCTGAAACATCCAAGGCTATGTACTTGTGGCCCCTAGCATAAGCATAGTCTGCATAGTAAGGATAAAGTTGCTGACTTTCATGCTGCTCTTTTAGTTCTAACTTGAGCTCTACCACTGTCTTTCCGTTTTGCATAAATAGGCTATTGATAAGACCAGTACCAGTAGCACCTATCACTATCGAAGCTCGAGACAGCAAAGATATCTGTTCCGAGTGCTCTTGCATGTTGTCCGTCTCAAGAATGTAGAAATCTTTTGACTCTAAATATTCTTTTAACTTAGATTCATTATGAATTCGATTATTGTCTTTATACCCGAGCGAGGGGTTGTCTGGGTCCAGGAAAGCGCTACCAGTCTCATCTTCCCCACTTCTACTTATATAGATTCGAGGAGATTCTCCTAAGTCTGTAATTCTATCTAAGGGACTTATGTATTGGTCTATTAAGTCGGTTATGTCACCTAGTGATCTATCAAAGCACATCGAGTAGTCTTTAATGACTGTCACATTATTGAACCTATAAACCGGATAGACCATCATGTTTGTTGTCCGTTGAAACTTATCTCCTGAGCCAACCTCCTGTTGATAGAAGCTAGAGTTCCAATTTAGGTAAGAGTAGTTGTCAAACCCAAAGTCTGAGCTTAAGAAGTAGTGATTGATTCCATGGAAGTTCAAAAGATAAGAAAGAAAGTCTCTATTTTTTCTAGTTTCCTTAGGAGAAATCTGCCAACCCAAATCTCCAGTGTTGCCGGTAACTATCCAAAATTCTGCCTCAGGATCGTTCTTAGCAATGAACAAGATTGTTGTAACAGTATTTATTAAGTAGTGGTAGAACGCATCTCTAATAGTGATGATGTACTTGTGTCGATGGCTTGACATGTAGCTATTTTCGACAAGGAAGCTTGCACACTTAACTTCTGCACCATCGTGAAGTGCAACTAGCTCATCTGCAACTTCCTCATAGCTGTTTCGGTTTATAAAGAAAAACGATTCTCCGGCAAGCTTCTCATCTCTAGGCCTTAGGCTGTCACAGAATCCTACGTAGACTTCACCTGTATAGGTGTCGCCAAAACTAGACTTCTCGAAAGAAGCTCTCAGTATTTTTGAACCAATATACATTTTCAATCCATCGTTATCGTACTTAAGAAACATCTTACCAGAGCGGATTTCTGGTAAAATTGAAGCATATCTCTGGGGAGAGGTGTCCAATCAGGAGCCTCTAAGTGCCTACTACAGCCACAAAATCAAAGCGGTCAGCTGCACCCGCTAAGCCAAAAGCAGTAACTACTTCACGTCCAAAAAAATCTCCCAAGAAAAGCAACAGCAAAATCGGGCTAACCCTAGACATTTCTTACCGCATCATTGCGACTTTTATTGCATCTGCCCTTGGGGTCATTGGTGCTGGCTCAATCATTGGACTTGACGTTTGGATGTCTGCTGCCCTAGGTGGACTATTAGCAGTAGCCCGCGTCATCGAGAAGCTATCTCTCGCTTTCCTAGAGGACGGAAAGATCGACCGCAAAGAGGTCAACATGATCTTCAGCCAAGTTGTTCGTCTAAAGGAAGCCGGAGAAGATTCGAATGCGTCTAAGCCTAAAAACTAAAGTATTTCTAAACACCTACCTAGTTGCATCCCTAGCATTCTTTTTCCCGCTAGCTGCATCTACCGTTGCGTTTGCTAATCCAAGCCCAGCCCAGCAACTATCAGAGTTGCAGTCTGACTACAACTACTACAACGGTCGCTACGCAACATACTTGACTCACTTCCAGACCTATGCACCCAACAGAGTCTCGGAGCTGTCAACCTTTTCATCTGCCCTAGCAACTTTCTCATCTTCAATCTCTGCAGCACAAACTGCAGTACAGAACGAGTACAACGCTATCCAGGCTTTACAAGTAGCTCAGGCAAATGTTGCGGCTGTTCCAGGGTTGATCTCAACTTCTCAACAAGCATTAAATGTTGCGCAAACAAACTATGACGCAGCTTCTGCTTCTTTGCAGGCACTGACTCCTAGTTACTCTGCAGCTTTGCAAGAGCGAAACGATGCATGGTCCGCATATCAAGCAACCGTTGTGAACCAATCCGTTACTGAAGACTTCACTGGCGGAAGAATTAATACTGGTATTCAGTTCTTGGTTGGAGGAACTACCCCTCTAACTAATCAGGGAAACCCTGCAATTTCCGGAAACTGGGTGTTCATTAATAATGGTGGCCCTGGACTAGAAGTTAAGCCTCCAACAGGGTCGTCTCCAACATCTCTAGGATTCCAAACTTACGCTCGCAATGGTGACCAGCTGGTTACTGTAACGTTCACCGACGCAACCACTGCCACCTTTACAAACATCAATGGTGTCAACAACCCAGCATGTCCTCAGTTCTACTGCGAGCTTAACTACAACGCTCCTGAAGGAAAGATTATCCAGTCTCTCTGGATCCCTGGAGACTGGGACATTCTTTATGTTGACAACTTCAGATTCTCTTCAAACTCTTACAACGAGACTGCTTACCAAACTTACTTAACTAAGCAAGCAGATCTTGACGTATTAGCTCCTAGCTACAACACTGCAGCTGCATCTCTTGCATCTGCTACGTCTGCGCTTTCATCTGCTCAAGCAGCTTATGACACTTACTCTGCTGCAAGCTACCTAACTAACCTAGAGTCCATCCGCGACACTAAGCAGACAGAAGCATCGGATGCATCAGCTACTAGAGCAACTGCAATCAATGATGCAATTGTTGCCAGGACTGCAGTAGTTGCAGCTCACGATGCAATCGTTCTGCCTCCAACTTCATTAGAAGTAACATCAACTGCAGACACTACTGAAGCAGGAACCCTACGCTGGGCAATCGCTCAGGCTAACGCAGTTTCTGGTGGAATTAGCGACCGCATTACAATCAAGACCACAGAGCCGATTGTCTTATCTGCTAATCTGCCACTAATAACGCAGAACGTTACTATCACCTCCGACAACCGAGCAACTTCAATCATTGACGGAAATGCGCTCTACACTGCTTTTGATATCAGAGGCGCTGCTCTAACTTTTAACCTATCTAACGTAACCATCCAGAACACATTTGCTTCTGACTGGCAACGAGGTTCGGCACTCTGGGTAGTACGTGGAACCGCCAACGTTGACAACGTACACTTCCGCAACATCGCACAGGGTACAGCCGTCACTACTAAGGAGGGTGGTTCGTACATCAACATCACGAACTCGCTCTTCACCAACAACAACCAAGGTGTCTTCTCTAACTTTGGTTCAACTCCAAGCGTGACTACAGCTGTTGACACTGCCTACGATAACCGAATCACAATCACTGGCACTACGTTCTCGAACAACGCTAACGCCATCTACGGCGAGCGCACAGTTCTAGTTGAAAACTCCACCTTCAACAACAACACATTCGCATTCAGAATGCAGGGCATCAACAAGCACAGAGTAACTAACTCAACTTTTGATGGAAACGTCTACGCGATCTATACCAACTCATGGGTTCCAACCAGCTGGACCTCATTCTTCTCGACTCCGCCACAAGGTCGCGTAATCCACAACAACATCTTCAAGAACGGAACTCAGAAGGCAATCACTCTGAATGACTACATGAATGATGGGAAGTCAAACCAGCAGGGTGCTTCTATTCAGGGTAACTCTTGGGATGGCAAGGGTGGAACCTTCGTCGAGTATAACCAGTACAGCGTTACCCAAAGCGGAAACGTCGGATACACAATCACATCCGTTAACGATTCAAACACTCATCCATTTGCATTTTCTGGAAACATCAGTATTGCACCAGTTTTACAAGCACCTACCAACATACAAGTGACTGTTAACAATGATGCATCTGTAACTATTACATGGGACCCAGCAGTTGCTCAAAACACCACAGTCGAGCGTTACGCAGTTAGCTGGACTACTGGAAACAATGCCGGCTGGGGAGTAGCATCTACTACTACCTCAATCACCCTGCCTAGAGAAGTCTTTGAGTCAACTGGTGGAGTCAACGCCACTTACTCATTTACAGTTCGCGCTGACAATGACACTCAGCAGGTTTATTCTCCTGCATCAGCTCCTGTTGCTGCAGAGGTTGTTTACGTTGTGCCCACCCCGACACCAACACCCACACCAACCACATCCCCAACACCCACACAAACACCGGAGCCATCGCCACAGCCAACTCCAACACCCACACCAGAGCCGACACCAACCCCTGAACCAACGCCAGAACCAACTCCAACACCTGAACCAACTCCTACTCCTACCCCGACACCTGAGCCAGAACCAACTCCAGAGCCTACTCCCGAACCCGAACCTGAGCCAACCCCTGAGCCAGAGCCGACACCAGTAGACCCAACCCCAGCACCAAAGCCGGAAGAGCCATTAGAACCGGAGCCAACACCAGAACCAACGGAGCCAACAACACCGACAGAACCTGAAGAGCCTTCACAGGAAGAGCCTATCACTTCTGTTGAAGAGCTACCAGAAGAGATCACTCCGGAGGTTCTAATGCAAGTTGACCTTACTGAGATTGTTCCAACGGAACTAACTGAAGCTCAGGCAGAGGCTTTAGTTGAAGCAGCTCTTGCGGTGTTTGAGACTGCACAACCAGGCTCAGAAGAGTACGAGCAAGCTCTTGATGCTTTGATGGTTGCAGCTCAGCAGGACGACATCGTTCTAGATGAATCCTTAGCTGCAGTCCCATTGTTAGGTGACGCTCTTGCTGGAGCAGTTGAGGTCCTTAACTTCCTCGGTAACGCGGGAGCTGACATGAGCCCACAGGTTCGTGAGCAGTCAGAAAAAGTCGTTGTTGCCGCAGTTATCGTCGGTCAGGTTGCAATGACTGCAACTGCCGCCGCAGCTAGCGCAGCAGCCGTATCAGCTAGGAGACCATAATGTACGAATACCGAGTAAAGAAAGTTTTAGCAGTTATCGATGGAGACACTATTGATGTTGACATCGACCTCGGCTTTGACATCTCAATTACCAAGCGAGTACGTCTTGCAGGTATCGACACCCCTGAGTCTCGTACATCAGACAAGTATGAGAAGACGCTCGGACTTGAATCCAAAGCAATGCTAAAGCAAAGACTTTCAGCTGCAGAGACTATTGTCATCCGCACTGAGAAACCAGACTCCTCCGAGAAGTATGGACGAGTCCTAGGATGGCTATTCCTCGACGGGGAGAAGACATCTTTTAACGAAACCATGATTGCCTCTGGCTACGCATGGTCCTACCTGGGAGACACAAAAGTCAAGAACTTTGACGAACTGATTCAGAAAAGGAAAATAAATGGTTCACTTTCTTAAGTCTTTACTAAAAGACATTATTGATCAGGCATGGACTTTACTAGGTATGGTCGTGGCCTGGCTTGTATTGGAAGGCTCAGCTAAAGAGCTAACTGGTAACTTGATTCTCATCACCCTAGCGGTCTGGGTACTCACCTTCCCACTTCGCTATGAGAAAGAAGATAAGGAAGACAAGGAGTAGCTCTGAGCTTCATTAACCTTTCTAATGAAGAAAAGTTTGCTCTAGCTCACGAGGCAGTCCTTAGGCTAGAAGGCGAACTAGCTAGAAAACTCACCTCAGAAGAGTACGAGGATTTTATCTGGGAATACGTAAATAGCCTGTACAAACCAAAGTATGAGTGATAAACTTTTACTACTGTAAATAGAGACATACTCATTTATAGTTCATTCATGTTCCTTGTTTGGTGCAAAGCCCCCGCCTAAAAACGGGGGTTTTGTTTTAGGGTAAAATTGCCCCATGAGCAGACTTCGTCGATTCTTTCTTTACTTGAAGTATTTCTTCGAGCCAAAGGACAAACTAGTTAGATCCATGGCCTACGACGCTGCTAAGAGGTATTACTCAAAGCGGCCTCTTAGAAGCCCTCAAAACCCCTACCCTCGGGTTATTGAGTACAGTCGCCGTAGAGAAGATTTCCTTGCCTTTCAGAGAGCCTACAACACCAGTTACAGGCACCGCTACGCGGTCGACAAACTCAGTCAAAGCACTATACGATAAAATTGTCTAAGTACCATTACACTCTCTCGTAAGGAACCAAGACAATGGCAAAAGCTCAATATCCCCTGGACGGTAGACCAGGCAAAGACTGGAAAATCACCAGCGAAATGGGTTGGAGAATCCACCCAGTTAAGAAGACTCGCAAGCACCACAACGGCGCGGACATTATTGGCCTAGGTAAGGGCCCTTTCTACATCGAAGCTCCATATGATGGCAAGGTTCTAAAGGCGACTAAGTCAACAGCCGCAGGTGGCGGTTTTGGTAACTACGTCATTCTTGCTCACAAGATTAACGGCAAGAACTACACCACACTTTATGCCCACCTAAAGGATGGCTCAATCAAGGTAAAGAAGGGCCAAAAGGTTGAAGCCGGAACTGTCCTTGGAATCATGGGCACCACTGGCATGTCTACTGGCGTACACCTCCACTGGGAGATGTGGGCTGGCAAGACTCACGGTTGGTCAGCTGACGGTTCAGGATTTGTTAACGCAGTCAAGTTCTTCAAGGCTCTAATTGCTCAAGAGAAGGAACTAGCTGCCGCCCCTAAGGCTACAGATGATGCAGTAGAAGCTGCTCCTGCTCCAGCTGCCGAGGCAGCTCCTGCCCCTACCCCTGCTCCTGCTCCAGCTGCCTCTGCTGCTCCGGCTCCTGTAGCTGCGAAGCCAAAGATTCCTGGCTACACAGTCAAGTCTGGCGACAGCTACTGGGCGATCTCGGAGAAGTTTGCAAGCAAGCACGGTAAGGGAAAGAGCATTGCAGAATACACCAAGCACTTGCAAGAGTTGAACAAGCACAAGGCGCTAAACCCAGGAGACAAAGTACGTCTCGCTTAATCGTTCACACATAAGAAAAACCCCCCGGTTCTTCCCTCCGGGGGGCTTTCTTTTACCAATCACCTAACAAGAAGGAGAGGTTAGCAAGATTAAATATCGTCTCCGTCTTCCCGACGACGACGATCCTCCTCTTGCTCTTCGATCATATCATTAAGCATGTTTGAAACATCCTCAACAATCTGATCAAAAGACTGATTAATTCTAACTACGTTGCGGTCCCTGATGAACATCTCTGTCATTTCTGCCTTGTAGATCAGCTTTTGCAGGACTTTCTGTTCACGCTTATTCAGGTTTTTAAATAGCGGGTTGGTCAGAATCATTGCCTGAATGTCATACATATGACGTTCTTTTTGGAGACGACGAAGGGATCTCTCATTGATTCTCAAGGCTGTCTTCTCCTGATTCTTTTGGTATCAACGATACCGCATTAAAGAAGTCTATAGGTACTTATTCGAGATTTTTTGCTTAAATTCGTTAACCCAGTCCTTTGTTGGACCTTCTAGATCACTTGACGTAGCAGTGTCATCAAGAGCGTTTAAAACTTCAGCGATTCCAGCTTTAAAGCCTTCATCCCATTTCTTTTGATCTTCCATCTGAGTGATGAAGTATGGAGGGGTGGGCGACATATACATTCCTATCACTAGTCATGTTAATAATAACAGTGACAGAAAATGGTGATTTAAATCAAAAGCCTAGAATTTGCACTGTAGCAATTAAGCAAGACTATGATATATTACGAAAAAGTGTCTACTCAGTAGGCCACTTATCGTCAATCACCATCATTGCAATAATGCTATAGTTCGCAAGATCAAGGAACGAGTCACGCAAACTCTCGTTTTCTGGTGTTGCACCAGAGTCAATTAGATGGTTGATACGAGAAAGCTTATCGTGCATACGAACCCTAAGCCCATTAAGAGCCCCACCAGGTGCCATAGCAATATTTTTCGGTCCATAATCACTCTGCTTCTTAACTAGAACTTGGAATCCTTCGTGGTAGAAAGGCTTTGCTACTTGTGAAAATTGCTCTAAATCCATTACTTTTTCTTCTTCCTTTTGTATGGGCTGTCCCAGGTATCTTCTTCGTTAAATTTACAACCTAAAGCTTCACCACAAGTATCGCAGTAGTCGTGCATACTTCCGCATGCGCAAAAGCTTCTACTAAAATGCGTCCAGTCATGTCTGCAATCGTATCCACAGTCAAAACAGATATGCCAAAGCACTCCGTCTTTTTCTTTAGCAACATAGTATTTACCAGTGGTTACTGCCTTTGTTTCAAAATCTAACCCAGACTCCCCACACTCACCACAAGTGAATATCTTTTGCGTCTCCATAGGATCAAAAGTAATTAGCTTGTAGTAAATTCCGTTGGAAGTTTCCATACGAGTTTCAGCAACACCAAGGCCGTGCCCGTCGCTGAATGCTTCGTTATACAGCTCTGACTCGTCAGTGGTGGCTTCTCTATACGTTAAACCAGTCACATAGTCGTCATTGGCTAGGTAATCTTTAGGCTCAGTCTCTTCCAACCAAACCCAATCAACAACCCTATGTCCATCAGACAAGTATTCAAACCTATAGAGCTTAAGCTCTTTATCTTCTCTAAAGCTCAAGGTAGGTCCCCCGCACAATTTTTGCGGCCTTGCGAAGCTTCCTACTTTTTAGTCGAGCAAGTACCTGCTCTTGAAATCGAAGAGCACCTTCTTGCATAATCATTTTGACAGCAAGCTCCTGAGCCTCGTCCATGTCAACTAATTCAATCTGACGGTCGTACTTTTTTTCGTCCATTAGGGTCCTAGTTTTGATCGTATCTTGCGGCCATTACGTAGAAATCAACATCGTTCTTGACGTCATCAAGAAGCTTAGTTGCGTGCTTCATCATAATTGAAGCAATCTGAGCTTTGGACCAAAGTTCAGCCATCTGCTCTTCAGTGACATACCCCTTCAACCCTGAGAAGTCGAATTCGTTGTTAAAGTCTTCGTTCATCATTCTTGCTGTCCAATCTAAGAATCATCTGTCTGACGATCTCAATGGTCAACTTAGCATCTTCTTCACTACTTGTCAAGTTGTGAAACATATCATCTAGAAGGCTTAAGATCTCATCTTCCCTTGCCATAGCACCTAGCTCGTAGCCAAACTCAGACCCGGCATCAAACGCATTATCAATAGCGGTCTTCATGTCTTCTCTGCTCTGTACGGCTAAAGACATATATTTACTAAGTTTTGCGCTTCGTCTATCGAACAGAATCTGCTCTTCTTCTGTGAGCTCTCGGCTATTTTCGCTTGTCATACGACCAGCCTACAGCATTTAGATGCAAATTTTTACATCTAATGACGTCTACTGCAAGGGCTCTGGGTAGTCCGAAAAGTCTCCGCCAGAATATTCCTCCACAAGAACTGCCTCATCTAAAGTCAAATTAGTCTGACTAGGAACGTCGTACTGATACCAGATTGGTCTATTGAGCCCATAGGCTTTTATAGTTGGCATTAGCTTTGCAGTTGCCATATCAAATCCGATACCTTCACCAACTGTCAAGTCCCGCGCTGCTTTCAGCCAATTTCTACCCGCCCTAGTTATATAAAGAATCGCATGAGCTGAAGTCATGTCATTCAGCTTGTAGATTTCATCAGAAACTTTTTCATACTTAGGTGAGTGAGTCCCAGTTGTTCCAGTAGAGATACCTAAATAAACGACATCAGCATCATCCGGGATATCGAAGGTGTCTCTGTAGTAAGCAGTAGGAAGGCAATCGTCTTCCAAGATTAAGTCTGCCCCCGAATCTAAAGCCTTCACGTGAGCAGAAGAGATTGCATCATACTCTAACGAGGTCTCGCCCTCTACCCTAAAGTAATCTAACCCTAGACGATTAAGCATATTAATCATTGTTTGATTGCGGTTCGGAAAGTCTTCAAGATTGACGTATCCGACTTTCATCAGCTTTAGATCGATTTCCATTATGGAGCAACTCTTCCATTCTTGTTGAAAGCTTCGTAAGTAATTGGCATCTTCTCTGCAAAGAAGCATTCCATCTTCTCCGCAACCATCTCAATTTCACGTTGCGGGAAGGATGGGAAGTGAGTTCCCTCACGCATAGTTCGCAAACTCAAGAAGTTCATCAGGGCACGGGCATTCATAGTGACATACATACTCGAGTAGATGTTGACTGGCAAAGCAGCACGAGCAACTTCTCTGGCAATACCACCGCTGAGCATGTCCTGATACATCTCATAAGCAGTCTCTGAGGAGTGCTTAATTGAACTGGTAGCCAGTAAAGTTTGGTAGTTAGTGCCTTCTTCGAAAGTGTATGCGCCAGGCTTACCGACTTGAATCAACTTTCTATCTTCACCTGGCACATAGAACACGGGAGCTAATTCCTTGTAGCGACCAGATTCCTCGTTGTACGAAGCAATCCTGTGTCGCATGAACTCGCGGAACACGAAGATTGGAGCTTCGATAAAAAAGGTAAAAGCGTTGTGCTCAAATGGAGAACCATGACGGTCCCTCATCAAATAGTTGATTAATCCTTCTTCTCGTTTGCCCATACTAAAATCGCTAAGAGTATCACTAGTGGTACTGACACGAGCACTTCTAACAACGGCTTCATCTCCTCCCATTGATTGGACTAGCTCAACGGTCATGTCTGACCTAAAAACTACATCTGTAATTTGAAACTCCTTAGTATCTGGCTTTCCAGGCAAACCCTGCTAAAACATATCTATCTGACCCAGACAACACATGTCTCACACCATGGGTATATCTTTCGTATGACGGAAAAGTGACAAAGTCTCCCGCCTTAGGTTTGTACTCTAAATCTAGTGCTGGAAAATAGAGTTCTCCACCTTCGTAGTCATCATTGATATAGAAAAGCATAGACCGTAAAAGATCAGCACGAGGCCCCATATCTGCATGTTCATCCATGCCCTCGCCAATCTTCTGGCGGTGCACTTCGTTAATTACTGGCAAATGAAAACGATCACCAAAAAATGGCCTAATTCTTTCATTAATCTCGACGCAAAGATCTGCGTCTTTTATTGTCATAGATCTATCAAACCAGTAGTTTTCTTCGTTCTTCTTTGTCTCCTCGTGAACTTCGCTAGGAGGGTTTATAGCTTCTATCTCATAACGCTCCCTGTAGTAGCTCTCCCAATCCTCTTTCGTTGCTGTTCTACAGAAGTTATTTAAATACTCGAGGTGTTTTTCAGTTAAAGCATTACTTACGACATAGACATTTGGATAGATTTCTTTAGCAGTTAAATCACCACTAACAGTAGTGGCCAAAGAAAATATCTCTAGATTTTCCGGATCATCCGTATTTATGTTCTGAGCTTTAAAATACTCTCGCATCATGGTCTAGTGCATATACCTTCCGATTGTATACATGCTCCAATAGTTCTCGGCAGGTACTGCTGAAGGGTCTACCCACCAGTCTTCATTATGCTCTTGGACTACCAACTGATATCCGTAAGACGAAAGAATAAGTCTCTGAGCCCGCTTCATATCTTCTAGGGTGTAGTCGATTGCAGCTCCATGCTCAAAAGCAATTACAGAGAATCTATACTCACCTAGTGGCAGCTGGATCAAAGCTTTTAGGTTTGCATGACGAGGAGTGTCGTCAATATCAATCTGCAAGAAGTCAATCTGCTTTGGGAAGTTATTCTCCCTAAAGTAGTGCCTATAGTCAAAATTCATAGCATCGGCTAGAAGACACTCATTCTTTCGAGTCGCATTATATTCATTGACAAAAGATTCATCAATATCTAATGCGACTCCAGACCAGCCAAATCGGGTCTCAAGAAGAGAAGTATTGTTAGCCACATATGGGTGGTTAGATCCAATTTCTACATAGTGCCCGTTTTCTTTTTGCCTCAAGACATTAATAACGAAAGGTTCTTGACCATCCAAGCTCTTAGAGTCAGGGTACCTGACATACTCAATCCAGTCGTACTGGTCTATTTGCTTGCCGTAGTCAATCTCGTTCTCTTCGCTCACTTCATTCCTTAGTATTTTTTGTGGGTGTGGTATTTCTCATGAACTTCGTATGGAGCGTGGACAAATCCTTCTGGAAGTTCAGTCTGCTTGATAAAGCAAGGAATCACATATCGAAGTGGTCCAGGTCCTGGAGGATTCACCCCATGAGGATGAGTCCCGGCGGAAGAGAAAAACAACATTGAGCCAGGTTTTGGCTTAAGCTCTAGTCCCTGTTCAGGGAAGATTACCTCCCCATAGTTATAGTCGTCGTTCAAATAAATGACAGCAGCGTAAGCAACGTGAGGGTCAACGTGATTGTCTACGTGAACCTTGAGATCTGATCCCTCATACTGGCGTTGTAAAGTTCCAGAGCCTTCAAAGTAGAGATTAGGGTCGTAAGCTGCGATAGCAGTGATCCCACTGTTGATAGTGTCTAGGATCTTAAAGTTAAAGAGAGGTAGGGTTTTATCAGCCCAGTCGAAAGTGATAGGAAACTTTCCTTCTTCATTCAACTTCTCAATATCTCTAGTGCCGAAGTCACGTTCTGCCCTATCTCGAAGGTGCTCCATGTAGTGCTCAATCCAAGCTTCTTCTTTGACTGTAGCAACATAATCAAAGACTTCTTGAATCTCTTCCGGGCTTACAAAGTTCTCGACTAGCCAAACTTCTGTTGCCAACTCTTCGGCTTTAAGGCCGGCTCGAGTAAAAGCGTCTATATTAAGAGGCATCAGCTGCAACCTTTCTATTTACAAAAGCTGGTAGCGCATATCTGACTGGACCAGGACCCACTGGCAATACTCCATGTAGATAGTCGTCTGCGGAGGGGAACACAATCAATGCACCCTTTTCTGGCCGATATGTGACATCAATAGTCGGAAAGTGAAGCTCTCCACCAGTGAAATCATCATTTATATACATGACATTTGCAAACACAACCAGTGGATTTGAGAGACTATCAACATGGTAAGAGAGGCTTATGCCTTCATATTGGCGCTGAATTGATCCGACACCTTGAAGTTCTAAATCTTTAAACGGTTCGAACAACTTAAAAAGCCTAGTATTCACCGAATCTAGTACGCCGTGGTCTTTAATGATAGCGTTCTTATCTACCCAGTTTTCGTCAATCTTAATATCATGACCTAACGCCTGAGCTTCTTCGATAGTCTTTACACCGTACTGATCTTCAATAAACTGATACAAGCTATCTGTGTACTGCTTGCTCCACTCATCTTCGGTCATTTCAGAAAACTGCTTCTCTAGTGCAGCAATCTCTTCTTCCTTGAGAAAGTTTCGCACTACAAAAATACCCTTATACAGCTCTTCAGCCTTCAGCCCGGCTGCAGCAAAGTCTTCTAGGGTAAGTTCAAATTCCATAGTTATAGTATAGACTAGGTCTAGTT